ATCAGGATCACGAACAGCCGCTGCACCCCTAGACTTACAAGTTGGTGACATTACATCCGGAGATACTTTCATTGTGAATATAACTTACTTCGTATGACACTCGACGACCTAGCAACAGGCTTCACATACCAGTCGGATGGTAAGTTTGACTCATGGCGTATACTAGATTCAAGTGATCTGCGTGGCGACTGCGATGACTTTGCATGTACTGCTCTGTTCATCGCCACAGGGTCACTGTGGTCATTCTGGGTGGCTCTGGTGTTTGGCTCTGCCAAGATCCACTTCGTGAATACAGCCAACGGTGGCGGTCATGCAGTGCTGGAGTACAAGGGTAAGTACATCGACAACTGGTCCCGCAAGTATGTGACCAAGCGGTACATGCAGGACACTTACGGCCACCAGTTCCATCGGTGGCTGTTCCCGTTTTGGGCTGCAGCGATTAAGATGGCGCTGGGCAAACTCAAGGGCTGACATGGAAATTCCAATACTTAGCGGTGTCTATGTCGATGCGGACCCGCGTTTCAGGACACTGTACCCTGTCAACCTGGCACCGGTCCCGGTCCAGACCGGCATCAGCAACAGCTACCTCAAGCCAGCCGAGGGTATGCTGTCTGAGGCTGTTGGCCTGGGCGTTGACCGTGGCGGCATCAACTGGAACGATGTCTGCTACCGGGTGTCAGGCTCAAAGCTGATCAGCGTCAGCGCCGGCAACGTGGTCACAACCCTGGGGGATGTCGGTGGCTCCACGTTCGACGAGCATGTCACGTTCGACTACTCTTTCGACCGTCTCGGCATCGCGTCAAACGGCAACCTGTTCTACTGGGACGGGACCACGCTGACCCAGGTCACCGACATTGATCTTGGCACCGTGGTCGACATGGTCTGGGTCGACGGCTACTTTATGACCACTGACGGCGAGTTCCTGGTGGTCACCGAGCTGAACGACCCGACCGCAGTCAACCCGCTCAAGTACGGAGCCTCCGAGATTGACCCGGACCCTGTTGTCGCGCTGCTGAAGCTACGCAACGAGGTCCACGCGCTGAACAGATACACCATTGAGGTCTTCGACAACGTGGGCGGTGACCTGTTCCCGTTCGCACGCATCGAGGGCGCACAGATCACCAAGGGCTGCGTAGGCGTCCACGCCTGCTGCGTGTTCATGGAGGCCCTGGCGTTTGTCGGGTCAGGCCGCAACGAGGCCCCAGGCGTGTACATGGGCGCCTCCGCGCAGACGGTAAAGATCAGCAGCCAGGAGATTGACACCCTGCTGCTGGAGTACACCGAGGCGCAGCTTGCTGTGTCACTGGTCGAGACCCGCAACGACAAGGCCCACGACTATCTCTACATCCACCTGCCAGACCGGACGATGGTGTACGACGCCACCGCCAGCCAGGCACTGCAGGCGCCGGTATGGTTCACGCTGACATCGTCGCTGACCGGGTTCTCGCAGTACCGCGCCAGGTCGTTCGTCTGGGCATACAACAAGTGGCTGATCGCAGACCCTCAGTCAACCGCGCTGGGCACGTTCACCGACACCCAGGGCGCCCACTGGGGCGAGCCGGTACGCTGGGAGTTCGGCACGGCCATCGTCTACAACGCCGGCATGGGTGCTGTGTTCCATGACCTGGAGCTGGTGGCGCTGACAGGCCGGGTTGACACCGACACGGTCATCAGCACGTCATGGACCTATGACGGGGTCGACTACACCGCGCCCGCGCCCATCTCGACAGGCGGCCCGGGCAACTTGCAGAAGCGGTTATGCTGGCGCCGACAGGGTAAGATGCGTAGCTGGAGACAGCAGCGGTTCACCGGTGACAGCGGTGCCCACCTGTCATTCGCACGCCTGGAGGCTCGCATTGAGCCGTTGATGTTCTGATGGCCAACCCTATTAAACCAACCCGGGCGCAACTGGCCCAGTTCCTGCCAGACCAGCGGCTCATACGGGCCTTCGAGCAGTTGTTCGACGTTGTCCCGAATGACCTGATAACGCTGCTGGCGCTTATCGAGGAGGTCGGCATTGAGGCTGTCTCTGCTGCCGCCAGCACCAATAGCAACGCTGCAGCCCTGTCACGCATAGCCGAGGCGCTGGAGCTACTCACAAGCGCCCCTGCTGCGTCTGACGAGAAGCACCCGTTCCTTGACTACATCGACATGGACCGCAACGCACCGGCCACATACCGGCAGGGCAGGGTGTGGTGGAACGACCCCGAGGACACGCTCAACATTGGGCACCGTGACGGCGTGGTCCAGCAGGTCGGTCAAGAGACCTACATGCAGGTCGAGAACGTCACAGGCTCGCTTATCCCCAACGGTTCCGTAGTCGGCTTTGCCGGCGTCAACGGTTACATCAAGATATCGCCGTACATTGCTGACGGGTCGCTGCCGTCCGAATACTTCATCGGGGTCACGACCCATGACATGGAGGACACCGATATAGGCATGGTGACCCTGTACGGGCGGGTACGGGGGTTTGACACAACCGGCACGCCTGTCGGGGAGACCTGGGTGAAGGGCGACGTGCTGTACGCGTCACCAGCCACGGCTGGTGCTTTCACTAATGTTCGCCCAACAGCGCCAAACGCGGTAATGGTTTTGGCAGTCGTTATGACCGTCAGCGCTACCATCGGGGAGATCATGGTGCGCCCTATCATCCCGCTCGGGCTTGCATACGCCAACTATTTCAGCACGGCAGACCAGACCCCCGCCGTGGTCAACACAGCATACGCGGTTACGTTCAACACGACCGGGGTTGAGGACGGGGTGTCGCTGGTATCCAGCACACAGGTCACTGCCGCCGACGCCGGCCTGTACACCGTCAATGTAAAGCTGCAGGTGCTGTCATCAACCGCGTCGTCGTCAACCCTATACACTTGGTTGAGGCTCAACGGAACTGATATAACCAACAGCCGTGCGGATTTTACCGTCAAGGTTAACGGCGACACAAAACTGGTCAGCTATGTGTACCAGGTCTCGCTTGCCGCCGGGGACTACATCGAGGTGATGTGGGCGTCGTCCACGACATCGCTCACACTCGACGCCAGTGCGGCTACAGCGTTCGCCCCGACATCGCCAAGCGCGTCCGTTTTCATCACACAGACACAACTTTAAGGTGACCCCATGACAGTCAGCAACAAGGTACTCATCGCGCCGGTCCTGCTCGCAGCGACCCAGACAACGCTGTACACGGCGCCAGACAACACCAAGACCATCATCGACAAGGCGACGGTGACCAACATCCACGCCACCGACAACGTGACCGTGTCCGTTAACCTGGTGGCGTTCGGTGGCAGCGCCAGCACAACCAACCTGCTGGTGGACGCCAGGACCATCGCGGTGGGCGAGACCTACACCCTGCCCGAGATGGTCGGGCACAACCTGGCCACTGGCGACTTCATCAGCGTCATCGCCGGTACGGCTGCTGCGCTGTCCCTGCGGGTGTCAGGCCGCGAGATAACTTGATAAGGTTGGTCAAATAGACCAAAATGTGGCGTAGCTGAGTAAATGGGTGCCGGCTCCTCGAATTGTTCCCTGAAAAGGAGATAGGATCTTGAGCGTAGCACTGGTGAAACCCACCGCAATAGCCAAGCACGAAGGCATCGAGCAAGTCGAGGCTGATTTGCTAAACATGCCCCAGGTTGAGCCGAACATCATCCATAGATTCGGACCCGGAATTTACATTCGAGAAATGTCAGTTCCAGCCGGCACCATGTTTATTGGGCACGCACACAAATATCCGCACACAAATATCCTTTTGGCTGGCTCCGTGGTCGTTCAGGTCAACGGCGACATGCAAACAATACACGCCCCGTCCATATTCGTAGCTGCCCCCGGGCGTAAGCTGGCGTATGTCATAGACGACTGCGTGTGGCAGAACATCTACGCCACTGGCGAAACGAACATAGAAAAACTTGAAGACATGCTCGTAGACAAGAGCGAGACATTTACCGCGCACAGCAGCGCAAGTGCGGATTACAAGTCGCAAATGCTTGCCGCTGATAGGGAAGACTACCAGGCCGTCTTGCGCGAATTCGGTACAACTGACGATGCTATCCGTGCGATAACAGAAGACACCAGCGACCAGATTGAGATGCCCCACCCGTGGTGCGATGCCGTTACGCGGAAGGTGTCAGAGATTGCAGGGGAAGGGCTATTCGCCAACCGCTGTTTTGAGTGCGGTAAGATCGTGGTGCCATCACGCATCAGCGGTAAGCGCACACCGTCTGGCCGGTATGTAAACCATTCAAAGAACCCCAACTGCTTTTTTATCAAAACAGACGCAGGGGACATCTATTTAATTGCCAAGAAAAATGTGGGCGGCGGTGAGGAGTTGACTGTGGACTACAGGCAGGCGGCAACAGTATCAGACGGAGTATCGTTATGAGTTTTTGGGTAGCAGGGGCGGTTGTAGGTAGCGCAGTTATCGGCGGTGTGATGTCATCAAAGGCTGCCGGCAAGGCTGCAGACGCGCAAGGTGCGGCATCAGACGCCAGCATCGCAGAGCAACGCGCCCAGTTCGACGCCATGCAGGCAACACTGAAGCCTTACGTTGACGCGGGTACGCCTGCACTCAAGCAGTTGGCCAGCTACTCCGAGGTGGCGCAACCCGCCCTCGACGAGCAGCAGGCACTGTCTGGGATGCTAGGGCCACAGGCACAGCAGGAGGCTATTGACCGCATCGAGCAGTCACCGCTATACATGGAGCACGTCGCCCAGGGTGAGAACGCCATGCTGCAGAACGCGTCCGCTACTGGCGGCCTGCGCGGTGGCAACATGCAGGCGGCGCTGGCCCAGTTCAGGCCAGCCGTGCTGCAGCAGATGATCGAGGACAAGTACAGCAAGATGGGCGGCATGGTCAGCTTCGGCTCCAACGCCAGTCAGAACCTCGCCACTATGGGCCAGGCATCAGGTGCCGGCGTCGGTGCCGCAGGTATGAACATGGCGTCCAACATCGGCAACGCCAACATGGCTGCCGGTGATGCACGCGCCCAGGCAGCACTGGCCCAGGGGCAGGCGTGGGGTAAAGTCGCCGGCAGCGTAGGCTACCTTGGCGGCATGGGTATGCAGGGCTACGGTCCGTTTGGCGGGTCAACACCACCACCGCAGCTACCCCAAACATATCAACCAGTACCCGGTGCCACTGGCGCCGTAATGCCTGGCGGCTATTAGGAGATCCATCATGGCAGTCGATTACTCAGCATATCAGAGCGCCCAGAACCCACTGCAGATGGCTATGCAGGGGTTTGCCGACGCGGGAGGCATCCAGCAGGCCCAACAGCAGCGCCAGATCGGTCAGCAGAACATTGACCTGAACCAGCAGAAGATTGAAGCGTACAAGCAGGCGCAGGCCAAGCAGCAGGAGTTCCAGGCGGCACTGGCCGGGTTAGGTCCTAAGCCAAGCGCACAGGACTATGCGGATATCATGGTTAAGTTCCCTCAACTCGGGGCCGTTGTCAAAGACGGTTACGAGCGCCTTAACGCCGAGCAAAAACAGGTGAAGCTGGGCGCCGCCACGCAAGTGCTGGCCGCGCTACAAGGCGGGAAACCTGATGTTGCTGTGTCTATGCTGGAGAAGCAGGCGCTGGCGGCAGAGAACGCTGGCGACCAGGCCGCTGCTGATGGTGCCAGGGTTATGATCCAGCAGATCGGTATGGACCCAAGTTCCGCACGCAACGCTGCTGCACTAGGAGTTGCCGCTGCAGCGGGTCCCGAGCAGTTCGCGTCTATCTACGAGAAGATCAGCAGCGTTAGCAGGGAGAACGCCCTGCAGCCCGGAGCAATGGCCGAGCAGGACATGAAGATGATGCAGCTTGGCACCACGATGGGTATCGCTCCAAAGGTTACGCAGGATATGCTCAAGTCGTACCGTGGCGCGGG